AATTTCAATAATTATGACAAGTACAATTAAAGTAAACAACATACAAAACCAATGCGGTGCAAACATCATTAACGAGAATAGTAATACTATTACTATTGGTGCTAGTGGAGATACGATTGCTTTAGCATCAGGTGCATCGCAAACAGGTTTTGGTAGAACAGGAACTGTAGATTGGCAGACAGGTTCAATTAAAACAGCAACTTTTACAGCAGCAAATGGTGAGGGTTATTTTGCAAATACTTCTGGTGGAGCTTTTACAATGAATTTACCAGCAGGTTCTGCTGGAGCAATCGTATCAGTTGTAGATTACACAAATACTTTTCAAACACATAATTTAACAGTAGCACCAAACGGATCAGAAAAAATTGGTGGAGTAGCATCTTCAATTGCTTTAAGTACAGAGGGACAATCAGTAACTTTTGTATATGTAGATGGAACTGAAGGTTGGAAAAACGTACAAGATTCAACATCTAATGTAACCGGTAATCCTTTTTTACAAGCAACAGGTGGAACTGAAACAACTTGTGGAAATTGTAAGATTCACACCTTTACAGGTCCAGGTACTTTTACGGTATCTGCTGCATCTACAACTGCAGCTGAAAACGTAGTTTCTTATTTAGTTATAGGTGGTGGTGGCGGAAGCGGTGAAGACACTGGTGGTGGCGGTGGTGGAGGAGGATATAGAGAGGTTAAAAGCCCTTTAACTCCTTATACAGCTAGCCCACTTGATGGTTATCCATCCGCACCAAATAGAATTACAGTAACAGCACAAGCTTACCCAATTACAGTTGGTGCAGGCGGAACTAGTGCTGGTGGAGGTAATTGTGAGGCAGCCCCATCTGGAAACAATTCAGTTTTTTCAACAATCATTGGCGCAGGTGGTGGCGGTGGTGGTAGAGGTGGTGGCGGAGCTAATGTAGGCGGTGCTAATGGAGGATCTGGTGGTGGTGGTGGAGCTAAACCTAGTAGTGGATTAGCTGGAGGAACTGGAAATACACCTCCAACGTCTCCTGCACAAGGTAAGAATGGTGGCGCAGGTGGTAATGGAACAGGTAATGCTGGTGGTGGCGGCGGTGGAGCTAACGAAAACGGCGCTGCTGGAACTAATCCACCAAGAGCTGGTGGACCTGGTGGTAATGGTCAACCTACAAATATTTCAGGATCAAATGTTACAAGAGCTGGTGGAGGTGGTGGTGGAGGAGCCTGTGCTCCTGGATCTGCTGGTAATGGGGGTGGTGGAGTTGGATCTGGATCACCTGGTAGCACAGGATGTAATGGAACTGTAAACACTGGTGGTGGAGCAGGTGGTGGTGGACCATCTAACGCTAATGCTGGAGGTTCAGGTATAGTAATAATAAGGTATAAATATAAATAATTATGAGTGAATTAAAAGTAAATAAAATTAGTCCAAGAACAGCGTGTGGTACAGTCACATTAGGGGATAGTGGTGATACTATTGCTATTGGAGCAGGTGTAACTACTTCTGGAATGGGTAGAGCTGGAGCTGTTGATTGGCAAACAACTATTAAAACAGGTGACTTTACTGCAGTAAGTGGTGAAGGTTATTTTGTAAACACAACTTCAGGCGAAATAGATGTAACTTTACCGTCATCACCTTCAGCAGGTGATATTGTAGCTGTTTCAGATTATGCACAAACTTTTGATGCTAATAATTGTATTATGTTAAGAAACGGTTCTAACATAGAAGGAGCTGCATCAAATTTAACTTTAGATGCAGAAGGTTTAGCAATGACTTTTGTTTATGCTGATTCTACAAAAGGATGGAAAGTTGTAGGTGCAGGTAGAGAAGCAGACGCAACCGCAGCTACTTTTTTAACAGCAACAGGTGGTAATTCTGTTACAACTTGTGGTGATTGCAAAATTCATACTTTTACAGGACCTGGAACTTTTACAGTTTGTTCTGTTTCATCAACAGCAGCAGAAAATTTAGTAAGTTATTTAATAGTAGGTGGTGGTGGATCAGGTGGTGCTGGCTGCGCTGGTGGTGGTGGAGGAGCCGGTGGGTTTAGAGAAGTTAAATCTCCAATAACTCCTTATTCAGCGAGTCCTTTATGTGGACACGGAACTCCAGGTAATAGAGTTACGGTTACAGCACAAGCTTATCCAATAGTAGTAGGAGCCGGTGGAGCAGGAACACCTCCATTTAATATGTATCCAGCAGTACCTGCGGCTACTGTTCCAGAAAATCCTGGAGTAGCTTCAAGTTTTGGAGGTATTTCTTCAGCGGGTGGTGGTTATGGTGGAGGAACTGGTTCAGTTAATGCTGGTAATGGTGGTTCAGGAGGCGGTGGAGGTCATAATGCTGGCACAGGTGGCAGTGGAAATACACCTCCTGTAACTCCAGCTCAAGGTAAAGATGGTAGAACTTCTTCACCTGCAACTGGTCCAGCTCCAAGTGATTCTGCCGGTGGTGGTGGAGGCGCAACAGCAATTGCACAAGCAGCTCCTGCAGGTCACGCTGGTGGAGATGGTGCACAAACAGGTATTACAGGATCTGCCGTAACATACGCTGGTGGCGGTGGTGGATCAAATAGATGTGGTGGATGTGCATCTGATACAGCTGGTGGACCAGGTGGTGGAGGAAGAGGTGGATTTGGATCTAGACCTACTCCTACGGATAATGGAGAAGGTAAAGATGGTACAGCTAACACTGGCGGAGGCGGAGGTGGTGGTAAAGCCCTTTCACCTGCACCAACTTGTAGACCACAGGGTGGAGCTGGAAGTGGTGGTAGCGGAATTGTAGTAATAAGATATAAATTTAAATAATTGAATGACAATTAAAATTAATGTATAAGGAGAAACATTATGGCACATTTTGCAAAATTAGGAGTTAACGGAAAAGTTATATCAGTATTAACTTTAGATAATAAAGATATGTTAAATGCTGATGGTGTTGAAGATGAATCAGTAGGTCAACAATATTTAGAAACACACAATAATTGGCCTGCTCAAATGTGGATTCAAACTTCTTACAATACATCAGGTAATCAACATAAAAATGGCGGAACACCTTTAAGAGGTAATTACGCAGGTATTGGTTATGAATGGGACGAAGATAACAATATCTTTTGGCCTAAAAAACCTTACGCATCTTGGGTAAAAAATACTTCAACTGCTAGATGGGATTCACCTATTGGCGATGCTCCTGCATTGACAGCAGAACAAGAATCACAAAATACAGCTAATACTCACAGATGGTCTTACGTCTGGAATGAAGCTAATCAATCTTGGGACTTGACAGATCTTAACGCATAAATTAAAAATGGTGGTGGTATGCAAAAGAAAGTATTAACAGAGCAAGCTCTATATTACGGTGATGTCAATATGCCTAAAAATTGGGACATTGACCGAGATAAATTATCAGGCGACATCTTACAATCAGTAATTCAAAACAAAAAGTTTCCATTCTCAAGAACTTGGGATATGTTGAATACCTATATGCGAGATCATATTAGTCTTGAATATAATATGCATCTAGTTAACAAAGAAACGTGGGGTAATATTTATAAACCTGCACAAATTACAATTCCATTACTTAATATTGATCCAGTAGATTTACGTAACTCACCAGACTTTACATTATTGTATGGTGTAAAAGTCAAAGATTGTATGGTCAGAATACATTTTGAAGATAACAGACGTAAAGGAAGATCTTGGGATATAGAACTTAAAGACAATATGTTTATTATGTTTCCATCTACTAATATGTATTACTTAACTAATAATCAAAAGGATAGTTTAAATTTTGTACAAACTATAACTTATGAATATATATAAAAATTTTTTAGATAAAAAAGATTTTAAAAAATTAAAAGATAAAATAACGGGACAATATATGCCTTGGTATTTTAATGAAGGTGTAAATAAAACTACTGATAAAAATTTTCAATTTGTTTTTATTTTTATGAAAGAAAGTAAAAAAAATTGCGTAGATGAATATTTTGAAATATTAGAACCTTTTTTTAAAAAAATAAAATTCAATAAATTAAATAGAATAAAAGCTAATCTTTTGACTAGAACTAATAAAATAATAGAACACGGAATGCACGTTGATCAAAATGAAGGAACTACAGGAATTTTTTATATTAATAATTGTAATGGTTATACTAAATTTGAAACTGGTGAAAAAATTAAAAGTGAAGAAAATAAATATATAGAATTTGATTCTACTTTAAAACACACAGGCTCATCTTGTACTGATGAAAATAAAAGAATTGTAATAAATTTTAATTATATATGAATATAACTAATTATTATTGGTATTTTAGTGGTGTATTAACACCTAGATTTTGTGATGAAGTTATTAAATATGCTAATGCACAAAAAGAAGTTATGGCTAGAACAGGTGGCTATGGTGACAGAAAATTAAACAAGCAAGAAGTATTAGATTTAAAAAGAAAAAGAAACTCTGATTTAGT